TGTTGCAAGACGGATTGTAAGGAGCTTTTCCTCAGCGTTCCCTTGAAGGAACATGAACTCCTCAATCCCCATGCTTTTAAGAGCGGCAGGAAACGAATTGAAGCTCGTACCATCGCCTCCATTGCGTACATGAGCCTGAGTCAAGACAGCATAGCTGACCTGCTCTTCCATCATTGAGAACTTGTATAAATCCTCAGAGCCTAAAAAGCGAGACTGTAGAATACGCGAAGCTCGGATAGAGATATAACGACGAGCCTCTTCTGGAAGTAAATTATTGAAATCCTCGGCGCCACCGCTGCCAAGGTTGGGAAGAATGCTTATTTCATCAGGAACCGTTAATCCTGTGTTAAACCACCACCCTTTACTTTGAACATCCTGACTAACTTCCTTGATAATCTGCTTAGCTAGGACAACGTTTGTTGATGCGTTATTTGGAAGGCTTACAGGTGTTTCACCGAGGCTACTTAAGCCAGTATTAATGGCGTCGAGTAGTGTTGTAGATTGTCCAGTTACGTCAGGCATATTATTATATTAAAATTAAGGGTTACTCTCCACGTACACCAGTAGAAGCAAAGGAAGCATTAGATGCTGTGCCGTCTTCTTGGATGTGGATTGTATAAGTTGAATAACGAATGTTGTTAGTGTTATCTACAACACGACTACGTGTGACTTTAAGACGGTTGGAAGTTGTAGCTGCTGCGTCATCTTTAGCATCATAAGCTTTATAAAGAGCTTCTGCTAGGGCGAGGTAAACCGAACGGACATCGCCTGTATTAGGTTGTAAGTCGGCGTCAGTTACACCGACATCAGTTAAGATGGAAGTTAAATCAATAGTTACACCATCTGAAGTCACATTGTAACTGTAAGGGCTTAGCCAGTCGCTGGGGTTATTGTTTGTAATGCCTAGTGAGAAGTCTGCCATAATTGTTTTTGATTGGAGTTAGTTAGTTAAAAATAAAAAGTGTGTGTGTGTGTGTGTATAAGTGTGTATAAATATAAATAAAAAAAGAGCCCCCAAAAGGGATAGACCTCAAGGGGGCTCAGAGAGTTAACCGCGATTAAGTAGCAGCTGGTATGACTTGAACAGCACACTCAGGGCGAAGAACGCCATGGCCCATTGCATACTTAGCAACGAACAGTGTACCTTGACGCTCGATCTGATAATCAGACTCGGTAGCAAGATCAAGAAGCTTGACTGTACCGATAGCTTCCTTGGTTCCAGCGATGAAGCCTTTACCACCAGTGCCTGTGAGGTCGCTGAAGTCACCGTTGTAACCTGTACCATCGTCACCGAATACATCGTTCAGCGAAGTACCGTCACCAGTAGCAACAGCGGATGCGTCATCAAGAGCGATGACGTCGGACAAGTGGTTAGACTTGAACAACTTGATACCAGCAACCATTGGGATCGACCCAGTAGCTACGTTACCACCAGTACCGAAGTCCTTGCTAATAGCTACATTATCCGCAGTAAGCAGGATGTAGTATTGCTCAGGAGTGAGGATCGCAAAACGACCTTCGTCTGGGGCATCATTCTCGTCAAGTTTCTGTGCAACAGCAAACAGAGAGGCGATGAGACCTGCAGCAGTGTTGGTAGTTTGACCAGTAATTGACGCGCCACCAACGCCACCAGTGATAGTAGCGTCCGAACGAGCAGCACCGAAGAGTGTCTTCATTGTAGCAATGTCGAAACGCTTAGCGAGTGCCTTACCGAGTTCTTGAGCATAGATACTACGAACGTCGTAGTGAGTCTTAAGCTCGTCGATGTTAGCAAGGAACGTGGAAGAGACCAACACATCGTCGATGGTGATGACCTTCTCGCTCTTCTTGATGTCAGACAGGTAACCGTTATCACCTTCGATAAGCGATTGACCTGCTTGGTGGTAGTTAGCTGATGCAATGCCTGTTACAGGGAATTGAGCAGACTTACCGCTTTGGATAGTACGCACCATGTGCAGATCCTTCATCACATTCGTTTCTTCAAATGTGGTTAGAATCTCACCAGAGAATACTTTGAGAAACAATGCATCTGCATCGCCTGCTCCGTTAATTTGACCGACGCGACTCGGTGCTACATTATTTGTAAACGCCATAATTTATTTTTCTTTATATTAGTTATTGTTTTGTACCTTGTGGTACGAGTAGTTGTCCTTTTCTACTTTGGTTTGCTAGGCTAAGGTTATCTGACTCATCAGGCCTTCCGCTACTGCAGAGCTTCTTTGGACGAAATTTATTTAGAAGACATCTGAAACTGCTAAGCGTTGTTCAACACTAGCACGGAATGCTGGATCGTTTTTATAACGAGCATCCTTCATTGCCTCTGTAATTTGAGCTGTTGAGCTGTAAGGCTTCACACCTGTACCGCTTGTGCCTCCTTGCATAAGTTGTGGGGGCTTACCGCCTGCAGCAAGGAACTGAGCATAGAGACCTTTAACGGCCATCTTTGCTTGGTCAGTAGAATTACCTTCAACAATAGAGTTGAAAGCATTCACGTCCCCGTCTGAAAGATTCTCACCTGCCCATTCGGTCATTGCACTGTAGTTAGCGTTACCGCCTACAGTCTCTTGAACTTCAGAGGCTTGTCCTAATGTAATAGCTTCTTGACCACGGATGTAAGTTTCAACCATGTCCCTAGGAAGACCTGCTTTTTCCAAAGCAATAAACGTCTTGTCTGACAGCTCACCGCGCTCGTCGTATTCACTAGTAGCTTTGCCAATTGCCTTGTCCATTTGAGGAGAAGGCTCATTATCAGTCTCAGCTTCGCTGGGGTTTTCTTCAGTAGGTTCAGTAGTTGCGCTCTCATTGGTCGGTGTGTTCTCTCCTAGTTTAGATTGTAATTCGTTGTATGCTTTAGCTAGTTCTTCAGGGCTTTTAAACTTATCATCCAGCCATTGTGGACGCTCTTCCGCCCCGCCGCTTTGTTGGCGAGCTTCCGCTTGCATTGCTTCTTGCTTCTCTAGGGAGATGTTTTCATCTTCCGTTGATTCGTTAATGACTACTCGTTCCATTTTTTATTCCTCGCTTATTGTTGTTCTACTGTTGGTTGGTTTTGTTGTTGGTCAGAGATAGCCTTAATTCCTTGTGGCCCTAGGCTCTGTACCATCTGCATCTGTTGAGCTTGTTGTTGTTCTGCTTCAATCTCCTCTTGTGTCTTAATCAGCCCAGCGGTCTTAATACCCAAGGCTGTAGCACGGCGTGAGAAGTATTCAGCTACGTTTACAAATTGTGCTGTGGCGTCAGGCCCTACGACTTGACTAGCTCCTGCAAGGAACATGTCCAGCTTTTGTAGATCATTACCACGACCAAGAGCCTCAACGCCTGTAATGATAACAGGATTAATAAGATCTTTCGGAAGCTTAGGTAGTGCCTTACGCTTATTCATAACCGTCATAATACGGTTAACCATAGGAAGCTGAAGCTCGGTACTTAAGAGGGAATACAAACCACCGAGGGCTGTCTCAAGTTCCATACTAAGCATGCGGATCTCTTCAGCGGTAACTCGTTCAGCATTACGAACCACACCAGAGGTAAGAAGGAAAGCATGACCTAGTCGGTCTTTGATTGTTGCAATAGTTTCTTGAGCTACACGAAAGTCATTAAACTTGTTAAGCTGCAGGACTGAAACATCCTGAGCATTTCCCTGTGCGATAGCGCCATTAGGGGATTGAGCTAATGTAGCGGCGCGTGTCGTTCCATTAGGATTAACAAGGAACAAGACCTTAGCCGCAGCGGCTGATCCTTCAACAATAGCTTGTGTAAGTTTCTCAAGCGACTGCATATCTCCTAGATACTCTTCGACATATCCTCGGCCGTAGTTCTCACCATCAACACGGGAGAAACGTAAAGGGATAAACGGATTCTTATCCAAAGGATAGAAGCCTTCCGAGGAAGGGATTAACTCACCGTTAATATCTTGGTAGACACGCCATCCATTTTCTTTACGACACACAGCCGTGTATACATGCAGGTCATCATTAGGAGATTCACCAGAAGCACCGACAACCGCTCTCATCTCTTCTGATAAAGCAGCATAGGAAATTGTTTCCTTTGTAGCTACATAGAGAATGTTACCCATAGGGTCGCGCTCTACAACATAACGATCAAGGTGGAAGATACGCATACCGCCTTCGTCAGGTAGGTATACCAGAGCATTGCCTGCAATGATAAGATGCTTAAGAGCTTCATGGAGAGCTACGCGATAACTCTCTCTACTAACCTCATCCATTACAGCCTCTTCAACTTGTTGGAGGGCAGTCTCAATACCGCTAATTACTTCGTCTGGTGATCCTTCAGCTTGTAGTTTGTACTTGTCTATATTAAGACGAAAGAAAGGGGCGTTGGGGGGTAAGAGTGCCAACAGTAGTTTAGATGCGAGGTTGTTTACTCCACGCGCCCCAACGCCTTGAAAGGGTGTTTCGAGCCGTGAGTGGCTATTAAAGCCTTCGTCAGGCATCACATAAGGAATAGTCAGTTTAGAACACTGTCTAGCTCGGTCGAGGTAACTCCACCGCTGTCCTTCTAGTTTGTGGTATAGTTGCTGAGCTGTTCCGTTATGCATAAAATTTATTTAACTTGAGATGAACCAAAGTAGAAACCGACAATAGCTAAAGCTGTTTGACGGATCTCTGGTAGAATTACAAAACCTTGGACTGTAGACCATTGGACTCTCTTAAAGAACCCAAGGAAGCCAGTTGTTTCTTGTTGGACGCTAATACCAATACTGGTGAAAGCGAAGATGAATGGGGCTAGTACGATTGCGAAGATCACAGCGAACGTAATGAACCTGCGCATATAAACACCACCACGAGCATTAGCCTTGTCGGCTGACTTATCAGCAGCAACCTGCCGCTGGATCATACGATCAAAAAGTCTAGCTTGATTCTCCGACTGTGCCGCGATCATCTTCATTACAAAGCCGCTCACGCCGCCGCCTAACATTGCTAATAGTTCTGGTGTCATATTATTATTTTTTAAAGATATGCCACCAAGCGATGGCTAAGGATGCTACTCCTCCGCAAAATAATGCGAAGATACTAGCTAGATCGTTTGCACTAGAAAGAGATGCCGTCATCTGAGCAACACCCAGTGTTCCCCATATTTTAAAATGCTCAAACAATTGAGTGTTCATTATAAGATATAATTGACCGTTAAACCAGCGTATGTAGTGCCATAGCCTGTTGAATTTACTGGAACGTTAATGGTTGTAGTATTAACATTCAAAAATTGATTTACTCCAACTAAAGTTGGTGCTTCCCTTGCATAGCATCTAATTGAGGACAATGCTGTGCAATCACGGAATGCAGCAGCTTGGATTTCGGTAACGGTTACTGGTATTTCAATTTGCGTTAATGCTGTGCAGTTTCTTAAAACAGATTCAGAAACTACTGTAAAAATGTTTTGAGAATTACCAGTTTGCTGTGGAAATGTAAACTCTTCTAATGCAGTGCACCCCTCAAAAGCAAATCGACCAACTGCGGCAAGGTCGTAATCCAATAAACCAACTGTCTTTAGTGATGTGCAACCTCGGTAAGATGAATTTCCAATTGCAGTAATGTTTTTGCCCAATGTAAAACCATTGCCACCAGCGTTAATGCCTTGACCATATTTAATGCAATTTTGAAAACACATATCACCGATTGTTCCAGCGGTTGAGTTATGATAAAAGAATTCCACCAAAGAATCACATCCTTGAAAAGTCTGAGCTCCTAGTGATTTGCAATTAGACCCTAAAGTAACACTTGTTATTGCAGTATTTAAACGATATCCAGATTCCAAATCAGCGTCCCGAAGGTTTTTAATTGAACCTATTCCACCAGCAATTGAAGTTGTGTATGGATAAACTGGATATAATTCATCAACTCTGTCATTTACATTAATTATTGAATTATTGTTTATCTCAATTTGATTATAATTTGATGTTATTTGTTCACTTAGTTCCTGCTTCAACTCATACACGGCTGATTCATTGTTAAGCTGAACCTCAAGTACACCTTGCTTGTTGTTCCCATTGCTGGTTGAAACAACATGACCAATTTCAACTGAAATAGCAGGCTGAGCTGTAGTTATTCCACCAGCAATATCGCTACTCAAATAAACTACTTCGCCCAAGGAGAATGTATTGTCATCTAAATCTAAGCCACGCACCTTTCCTATTAACGTAACAAAACCACTAGCATTATTATCAATATCCTGAGTGATAACACCGATTGCTCTTCGTGCATTTGCCACCGTATCCGCCTGAGCTAGTTNAATACTTGGCTCTTGACCAGAAGTACCGCTAACCAAAACGACCTGACCATTGGTCATATTTACATTGGACTTATTTTTAGCATACAGCACTACCTCTTGACCAATCTGAATCACCACTTCATCAGCACCCGCCCCTGAACCAGTAGTTAGATTCAGTGTCTTTTCCGAATTGTTCCAAGATAGCTCACCACCATTTCCAGCCGCACCCGCATTGAAGTCCGCAGTCGTGATGTCCGCAGAGGGAATTGTAGTTGTCCCAGTAAATGTAGCATCAAGGATGGGAGCTAGCAACGCTTCAGCAGCAAGTGCACGGGCTGTTTCCGCAGATATTGCGGCAGTGTTAGCGGCAACTCCAGAAGTATTGTCATCGACACCCAAGTAACCTTGAACAGCCACCTTTGACGGTAGTCGAAGAAGTGTATCTATATCGGAGGAGACTTGAGTATTAGCTGGCATTACTTAGGGAGTTGTTAGGGTTGCGTAGGATCATCATTCCTATTGTGTTATATCAAAATCAATGGCATACATTCCGTAACCAACACCATCAACACCAGTTATTCCAGTAAGGAAACTTCCCGCTGTTCCAGTACCCGAACCTGCAATAGTTACATCTTGAGCCCCGAAGTTGTCAAAGGTAACAATGTTACTTCCAGTTAATTGAGGAGTATAGTTAGCAGTACCAGAAGAAAAATCCGTTAGTACCACGGATGGCTTATTTCCTGCTGGCATGAAATTAGCCCGTATAATACTAATGCTCTTGAGGGTAAAGGTAAGTGCTGGATTTAAATTAACTATCTCCCAAGTGATAAGTTCAGTTGAGTTGCCAC